CTCTCAATGTTTCTTGAAATGCAAAATTTTTCAATTGCGCATGCATATCAAAATTTTCATTTAATTTTGCGATATCATATTCGCCAGCAGTTGGATATATATCAAACTGATTGCTACAACACCCAATTTTTGTAAAAAATACAGGACCATTCAAATATTTTTCTGAATATCTAAAACCTGTCGAATCACCCTTTGAATTTATAAAATTTTGATAAAATCCAGTTGTAGATATACCATCTAGTTTAATTCGCTTTAAATTGGTTTCAGGACTACCTGTAGTATCATCAATCTTCAAAACTTTAATTTCGCGATCTACATTATCAAATACTAATAAATCTCTTTGTGTTGTAGTAGCTATACCATTAAAATTACAATCTATTGATTGACCCGAAACAGATGTCAAGGTTGTGAATAATGAAATTTCACTAAAAGTAGTATCAAATTTTACTATTTGGTTTGTATTCGCTGTAAACCAAAGATTACCATCAATGTCATTAGTAAAATCCCATAATTTATAATCAAAGTTGTATATAGATTTTTGATAATTTGTTTGATTTATTTTTAATAATGAATCAAATCCATTATTGTTTAGATTTTTTAAAAGAACCCATGAAATTCCTTTGCTAGTGCAAATAATACCATTTGCTATAAAGGGATAATCAATATTGATTCTTGTTTTAAAATTTCCATTAGTATCATATACACAAATAAATGATGATAATGTATAATTATAAGCGACCCAAGCATTGTTGTTTGTGTCTATATCTACTATAGCGGGTAGTATAGAATTTGAACCGGCTGCACCGTTTTGTGATATGTAAAATGTATTACTACTATAGTCCTGATTTAACAAATCAGGAACAGTATAAAATAAAATATCACCACTGCTACTTAATTTACAAACGCTAATACTATCATATAGTGTCACCCAGATATCGCCGTTACCATCAGCTGCTAAAAAACTGGGTGATGAACCTGATGATAAATTTATTGTTGTTATGATATTGTTTTCAATATCAATTTTTGCTACTAAGTCTTGATCAGAATCAATTGTCCAATAATTATATTCTATACTATTAGATTCATATCGCGGGACAATTATAGAAGCATACATTCCAGATAAGCTAGAAGTATCGAATAATGTTTTAATTACATTGCTTTCAATAATTAAATTATCAATTATATTGTATGCTAAGTCAAATTTAAATAGATAAGTAGATTGTGGATTAGTCACAATTACATGTTCAGTATTTGCAATATAAAATGATTCGCTAGTTGTAGCAAAATCACAACAAATAGTAGCATTTTTTACTGGTATTTTTGGTATTATATATCCTTTAAAAAATCCTAATTTATCATATGTGTCAAATTCATCATAATCTTCATATATATCAAAAGCCGAAGGTATAATCACATTAGTATTTGTATCTTTTAAATAAAATTTGATTGAATTTTGTGATAAGCGTTCATCTTCTTTCTTTAAAGTAAATTTTGGCCACGACTTTGAAGAGAAATTATCTTCATCTTTTAATTTTGCTATAAAGGGAATTTTTTGACCTACAAATTTATTTTTACCTATATTAAATGTCGATGTATTAAAATTTCCTTCAGAATCAATGCCATTAGCTGAGAACTTAATGCAGCCTAATTTATCCTGAGGATATATCCTAGGTGCATATGACACTGTATACAAACTATTTAAAACAGTATAATCACTATTAATGTTGTATTTTATACTGTCATTATCATAAAAATTTTTGAAATTAAATGATGCGGTTATTAATGTTTGAGGAATGACACTGCCTTGGGGTGATTTTGAATAATCATCCGTATAGTAAATTGTTCTTTGACCCGAAGTACCTGCTATCACTGATCCCAAATCAGATGAATTACAAAAAACAATATTTTTATTTGAATCTAATTTCACATAAATTTCTTTATTATTTTTTGTAAAAATTTCATTTACTGGTATTGCGTCATATGAAGATAATAATTCGTTAAATTCTATAACAACGAATCTAGAACTAGATTTTAAATGTGCATACTTGTCATTTTGATAACTTTCAAAATCCAATAGAGGTGCTGAATTACCCGATACATGCAATGTAATACTCGCGCCTTGACTTGAAAGTGAGTTATATGTTTGCCAACTATTGAATCTAGTTAAAATAAATGGATTTTCGTAGTGTGAAGCTCTTATTATTGCATTATTTTTAGCTGATAATACAAGAGTATCAGATATATAATCCTTTACTAGAATATTTTGACAAAAAGATGACTCATAACCAATCCCACTAGCACCATAAAAATAACACTTTACACTATATGTGCCTGGTATTTTATAATAGTGACTAGCTGTAATATCTCTGCTTGTAGTTCCATCACCAAAATCCCACAAAATTCTTGTGTTTGATACACTTTTATCATCACCGGAATCAAATTTAGGTAAAAAAGTAAATGGTGTAATTGGTAACGTATACCCAGATGTAGTATGACTATTTGTATAGTCCAACACATCAAAATATAAAAATCTGTAGTCAGGGGTATTCATTAAATGACTTCAATTTTATTAATTAAATTGCTTATTTGATAAAAGAATGGAAATTGAAAATATGCCAATGCATAATTTTGTGATGTTGATTCTAGTGTAGAATCAGGATAAAGTGGATTCCATGTTATAACATTGATTTTAGAAACTGAAAATTCGTTACCTGGATTATTTCTAAATGTTTCTATTTTTGCTATACCAGGTATATTTAAAATATCTTGTGATAGTTGTGCAAAATTTAAAATACCACCTAATTTATTATTTGATAAATTAAAAAATTGTTCTATTTTAGATAAGACACTACTTTTTATTAATTCTTTAGATGTGTTGTATCCAGTTTCACGATATATCCTCAAGTATGTTTCACTTCTTACTGTTTCTGAGTCTGTTTCTTCTGGAAAAGGTAATCCAATATCAAATGCATTATATATGGGATCACATACTACTACATTCTGATTAATTAATTTTGTATTTGCAAATGATTCAACAATAGATTGTTTTTGAGAAATGGGCAATGTTTGCGGTGTTTCTTCATTTAAGATAGCACCATACTTAGGTACAACAAAACAATACACATTATTGAAATCACAACTATCAGAAAATAATACTTGATTCATCAAAACCCTTTCTTCTTGGTTGGGCCTTTCTAATCCAATATCATAAAAATATTTTAGAAAATATTTTGTATAATTTTGATTGTTGACTACTTTTACATCTTGAATTAAATTTGAAAATTTTGATGAAATTTTAGATTCAAAATCACCTACTGTCACACAACGGTTTTGTGACATTAACATAAGTGGTGCATTTTTCTTAATTTCATCAACTGTTTCATAATTTTTAAAATTAGTTGATGCTGTTTGATTATCTAAATTTATATAATTCAATTGATATGATTCTAATTTATTTGTGGTAGTTGTTCTTATATCAGAATAAATTTCATTCCATCTATTTGTATTGTATATAGACAATTGTCTGCCTGTTAATAGATTAGATCCTATACGTCCTGATGAACCTTTGCTTTGTATATAATAAATTGCTATTTGATCACCAAGATTTAATTGCTTTCCGTTGACATTATTACCAAATTTTAATTCATAATTCAAATTCTCATTAAATCTCTTTTCAAATACACGCGCATTAGGCTCTTGTCCATATACTGTATCAACCTCTACCCATTCTACCCACTTCTCTGAATAGACATCTCGGACAAATACAAATATATTGTTATTATCAATAATTGTTGTATTATTAATCAAATCTTGAATGGCGATAACTTTTAATTCAAACGCTTCGCCTAATGCAGTTGTAATTGGAAATTCTTTTACGTCTCCCTGATACAATATATTATTGTTAATAACACTCTCTATATTTTCACTACTGCTGTTTGTTTTTTCAAAAAATACATCTTCTGTGAATGTGTAAGTTGAACCATCAACATTGATATATGAAAATCTAGGAAGTAAGTAAGAACCTGGTGCTAGGTCTGAACTAACAGTAAATTCACTCAATGCAACTGATGCTGTATGATACCCATGTGGTTTATAACCTATCAATGAAACTATTTTATTAATATTTTCGAATAATTCTGCTTGTGAAAATGTTGCTTCAGAAGATGTTTGGTTAAGATAAAACATCAGAACGTGATACATGTAAGCAATTACATCGACTAAAGCTGAGATATTACTACCTTCAAAATCAATATCTTGAAATTTTTCAGACGCTTTTAATCGATTTACTATTAATTGTTTCATGCTTACAGCATCAAATGCTGCATATGCATTTCTGGGTAAATTAAATTCTGTAAAATTAGATATTGCCATAATTAGTAGTTTGTGTAACCAATACTATTTAATGCACCAGACATTGTGAGTGCTGGTGTATTTATTTGGGGTAATGAAAATGAAATTTCTATGTTATATTCTGATGTGTCATACATTGGATATACATTGACATAATTCAAATATATCCTTGGTTCAAAAAAAGTTAATTTAGATCTAATAACACCCGCAATATCCATAGCAACCAGATCACTCATGGGACTGAATAAAAATTGTTTTAAATCTAAGCCAAATTCTGGGTTCAATACCTTTTCACCAGGTGATGTATTAAAAATATTTCTAATAGAATTTTTTATAGCATTAAAATCATAATCTAGTACTAGATCATTTATTTCGGGTAATTGTTTGAAATTATCTTTTATTAAATATTTTTTTTGTAAATCCAAATGCAAATCAGAATAAGTAAATGCTTTAATCTGAACGCGAGGTTCAGGTAATCCACTTATTTTAATTGATGCCATAAAAATATTTAACAATTAAGTAAATAATAGCATGAAGAAGAAGTTTCATGCTATTTTTGAAGCAGCCTTGACCCGTTATTCCCGCGGTGGATTTTTAGTTGGTGACTATGTTAAATTTGCTAAAAATTTCAAAACTAATGAAGCTTACAAAATGCTTGGAACTAATATCAAACAATTGCTTGACGAGATGGAATCATCCAAATTACATCTTCGTGTAGTTGGTATTGTAGATAATAACACACCAAGATATCCAGGAAATCCAGATACCATGACGGGTAATGTTACTTTAGATATTGCTTTGGATAATGGTGGTGGAAGATATACGCATTATACAAAGATTCCTGCTTGTTGTGTTGAACAAATGGAAACAGATGGAATTAATTATCCCGCTTTTGACTCTTCTTTAGTAAGACCGAATGGCACACAAATCAAACCACTTGAATATTCTGTAAAAGAAACAGAATCTTTTAAATCTGACAAGGGAGAAGGTAAACTTACAAGCATTGAACATAAGTTACCTACTCAAAATATTAAGATACCCGCGCAACAACCAACTACTGCCAGGTATCTTAAGAGTTTTCAAGAATTATAATTTTGCTATTTGCAATATTAATGCAAAGAAATTGATCTCTTGATCAACAACAAATGCATGTCTATACATGTATTCTGTAATTACTAAGATGGTTTCTGCTTTCTTTGGTTCATTCTGCCAAGAGTAAACATACTGAACCATATTTTTCATTAGGTTATGGTAATCAGACTGAAAGGTACTTTCATTTTGAATGTAAAACTTTCTACATTCAAAAGGATTTTCTTTGATCTTATCAAAAACTTCTTTAACAAATTCATTTTGTGTAGCCTGATTAACAATTGATAGAGTACCTGACGTAGAATTTTTTTGTAATTCATTAATGATCTTTCTAAAATCAGGAAAATTGTGCTTCACTAATTCAATAAACAGAGGCTTTTGCTCTTCTGGTACAGCAATACCTTCCTTTTTAAGGATACCAAAGCAATGTTTAATAACATCTTGAATATTATGATTAAAATTCAAGCTAACACAACGTGATTGAACTGCGGGAATGATCTTGTGTTTATAATTTGCTGTTAGAATAAAGCGCGTATTTGCTGCATATTCTTCCATTACGTTACGCAACGCTCTTTGACCTTCGGCTGAGATACCATCTGCTTCATCCAAAATAATGACTTTAATATCACCAGTCAATGATCTGGTTTGTGCAAATGAAATTACTTTTGTTCTGATAGTATCAATGCCATTTTCATCAGAGGCATTTACATAAAGATAATCACATTCTAAGATATGATTTACAATCATCTTAGCTAATGTAGTCTTTCCTTGGCCTGGTGATGAAATAAGAAGGAGATTCGAGATCTCCTTCTTTGCTTTATATGATTCAATGACCTTCCGTGTATCAACCGGAAGAACAATATCATCTAATGTCTTGGGTCGATACTTCTCTACCCAAATATTATCAAAATTCATAATAATTATTTTCCAGAAGAACCAAATCCCCTAGCACCGCGACTTGTTTCTGATACTGAATCAGACCAGTCTGCCGTCATATGTACTAATGGATAGATAACTAACTGTGCACAGCGATCACCCTTTTTTACAACATAGTCAACATCAGAATGATTGAATAATTTCACGCCCAAATCACCGCGGTATGGATTATCAATAATACCATTAAATGCAGTAATATTGTGTTTAAATGCCAAACCCGATCTGCTTTCAATTCGGACCCAAAATTCTGGTGATAGATATGCTAATGTTAAACCTACCGGAACGACAGCAGATCCTCTTGCCGGAATAATTGTTTCATCAACTGCGGTCATATCATATCCACTATCTCCAATAGAAGGATCTGGATTGTTTTTCTTTGGTAAAACAGCATCTGGATGAGTCTTTAAGAATTTAATCATATATAAATTATAGGTGATGCTTAGTAAATTATCAATAAATAATTTTTATGTCAGAAGATGATTCATTAGACTCTGTAGATTCGCTCATAAATCAACTAAAATCTATTCCTAAAGCGACGAAAGAAGTCGAACAAGTAGAAGATACCCTAACAAAGGAAAATCTCGAGGAATTCATTTTAAAACATACAGGCAATTTGGTCAAACAAGCATCAGAATCTGTTACATTAGTTAGAGACTACGTAGAAGCAGCACCTAATGCTGAAGAGGTGACTGCATTGGCTGAATTAATTAAGGCCACCTCTTCCGCTGTTGAAAGTTTGAATCGCATCCTTATCACTGACAAGAAGACTAGTACTGCTATTAAGATCAAAGAAATGGATAATAAGAGCAGGCAAAAAGAATTAGATGCTGTTGTGGGATTAAAATTGAGATCTACTAGAGAAGAATTAATGAAACAATTAATTAATGCTACTATAATTGAGAATACGCCTGAATTGACTCAGGATTAATAATAGGTGTTAGAAGAATAGTCGTTACGTATTTTGTTCATACTTGCTTTACCAAAATACCCCACTCCAGCACCGTTTGAAGATTTTATAAAACCATAATTGGATTTATATAAATTTGTTTCCCAAATTTTAACTGCAGCTTGTGTATTAGTGTTGACATCAAATAATTGTTCAGGTGTGAAACTTTTGCCACCATTAAGCTTATAACCAGGACCAGCCGCTAGTCCAATTTGAAATACACCATAAGAAGTGGGATTACCATTATACCCCTTTTGCCCCGGGCTAAATCCATTTATGTCTGAAACATTGCTTTGATTAAATCCAGACTCTACATTACCTAGGCGCATAAAGAAATTTGACCATTCTTCTTTAGATCCTGTTACTATTCCATATGAAGCCATTTGTGCTCTCGTTTCGGGTGATAAATTTTCGAAATTAGTGACGAGAGGTGAACCTTCTAAATATTTGTCTAACGCTTCTCTTACTTCTTCTTGAGTCTGTGAATGATTCTTGCTTGTTTTTTTCTTTTTGAGCTCATCATGTAATTTAATTGTATTTGATGGCGTATCTGACATACCAAAAGATCTGCCATTATGTGAAGAAGTAGTAACACCATTTACCTTAACTTTTATGGTTGTTGGAACATATTCTCCATTTACGGCTTCTAATGTTTTAATCCCTATGTCCTTGTCAATGGGCTTTGCTATATTCATTTCGGGATTGAAAGGATTATATCTAGACATATAATCAACTATTCTGAAACAGTCGCCCAGCAACATTTTATTGTTTGCAACACCTTTAGAATATGCCTCCATTGTGCTTTGAAATAGTGTTGGACTAGTTGCGCCAATATATACTGCGCCTTTTTCGTCTGGAGCAAATGCATTTTTTCCCAATTTTTCTAAATTATAGTTTGAAACAAAATTATGCAAAGATGATTTTGCTTTATCCATAAAAGTTTTCATACTAGTGTATGCTTCTGTAATAGAATCAAGTAAAGCAGAGGGGATTTTGTTTACCTTTTCCAAAGATAGACCTGTTGGTGGGGGTGAATTTAAATCAGTATCTTGCGGCGGTGAATTATGAATTGTATTCACAGCACTATAATCATAAATTGAACCTACTCTTTGTGATAAATTTTTAAAATAATTGCAAGCTGATTCACACTGATTCATCAAATCAGATATCTTTTGCAGAAAATCCTTATCTTTGTCTATAGGAGTTGATCTATTAAAATTTCTTTGTGATTCAGTAGTAGTTACTCTCTCAGATAAATTTTCTGATTTTGCAAATGCTGAATTAACTTCTCTTTTTAATACTTGTTTTACATCATTAGGAAGCTGGTCTATTTTTTGTCTGTAAAACAATAAATGTTCTGTAGTTAATCCGGGTGCATCTAGTAGAAAATTTTTCATAAATTCTCTAGAGGCTGCTATAGTATCTGAATCAGTAGCAATTTTTTTCCACAAATAAGCAAGATTCATTTCTGCAGGAAAATCTTCCGCCATATGACAGAGATCTGTATTATCTTTTATAAAATCAATATTTTCACCAATAGCTATTGATTCAATATATTCTGGAAAACCGGTTTTTACTATCATGACTTTAACAAATTGTTAATTGAATTCATGCCATATTTTGATTGGCTCGGTGTTAGTTTATATGGCTTTATAGTTTCTATTTTATTAAAATAGGTATTTTCAGTAAAAATATGTTTTACAGTGGTTACTAGATGTCTACCCAAATTATTAAAATCGTACCTTTCATCTGTATCAATATTATTAAATTTTAATACATCTACAAATGTTGCCGCCTTCCTAACTGTCGAACCTTTAAGCTTGAACATATACGTATAATTTAAATTTAATAGATTTGATAATTTTTTAATTTTAATTTTTTCTTCATTCATTTCCGGAGGCAAAGAATCTGTGACGGTTTTCCATGCATTTTGCATATGAGCAGTACTTTGTGGTAATATGAAATTATATGTAAGTTCGTTTTTATTAAAAAGTTTTTTAAAGGGTTCAACAAATAATTTATTATATTTTTGTATTATTTCTTCGGGTGCCAGTGCTTGTGTGTTGTACATAAATGCACCATGTGCTCTTGAATAGCTGGACATGCCTTCTTTTGAAAAGAACTTCAAAATAAGAGCAGCATCGGGATTTTCTCTATAAAATTCTATAATTTGTGAATTTTTTCCACTATTACCTAACAATGCATATTCACCCCAGATCCTCGAAAAATAATCATATTCTATATCAGGTGTATTTTTTTCAATTTCATTTGATTGCCGCCCGAAGTGTATTTCGTCTTTGCAAAATAATTCACTATTTGAGAATAATGTATTATATGATAAAACAAAAAATTTCTTTTTTACTCTATCGAATCTTAATATACATGGACTTTCGTTATGTGTATGAAATTGTAATACATAATTTAATACAGAAATATTTGGTATTGCACCATGTGGTGTGATATCTATGTTTATGCAATTTGACTCTTCAAAAAAATCTTTTCCTTCTTTATCTTTAATGAAGATATTATCATTCATTTCTGTGTAAACATTACTTAAGATTGATTTTATCCAACTACTAGTTGGTTTTGCGTTGCCTTCATTAGAACTCAAATAGGAGAATCCGCCCAAAGAACGTTGTACACCTGCGATATTAAAAAATGTTTCTGATAATTTATACTCCTTTGCTTCGACTAATTTCAATCTCTTGCATAAAGCATTTTCATAATTGATATCAATACATTCTGTTATTATAAATTCAAATTTTAAAACAAAATCTTCATTATTATGCGGCAATATTGCATCTTGATCAGAATTTGGCAATATAGTCAATACCAACATATCTCTACCATTGCCTAGAAAATTATATTCTTTATCAAAAAAGTTTAAATTATTGTTAACAATAATTTCAGCAGTATGAAATGGATGATATATATTGTCAACAATTTCAATATATTTAAATGCGTTTCCTTTTAATAAAATTCCATTTCCTGAATCATCCAATGATACGAATGATCCGCAAACAAGATAATCATCGCCATTATATTGGTATTTAAATAATTCTTGATCACTACCTATATAATTTGATATAGCCATATTATTCTTTTACTTTTAATGAATTTAAAACAGAAGCCAAATATTCCTTTTTTATTATTTTTATAACTGATCCGGGTGTTATTAATTTTAATGAATTTTGAATATTATTACATAGTAATAACAACCACCACAAATGAATTGAACCATATACTTGATAGCTTATGGTTGTCAGCGGCAAAGTGTCAGGCACAGAAAAATAATCAAAAACACCGTCATCAATATTTTCAGGCAAAGTAACTTTTTTTCCTATATTATAAAAATAATACATATCACCATTTTCATTAGTATCTTTATACATATTGAAAATGTTTTCGTAATATTCGTTAGGGTGTGATATATTGTAGGATTCCATATATTAATTGTTATTAATGCCTTCTGTTGTTAAGGCACGGCATCACCCGTTGCTTTTTTTTGCTTTTGTGCTTGTTCCATTTTAGCAGCAAATGCATCTTGTTGTTGTTGTTTTTCTATCGCATTTAGCTTAAATTGTTCTGCTTGTGAAATTTCAACTGTTTCAGATTTTCTACCGGGTGGTGGTGTATATTTTCCTTTCATATTCATAGTCTCCAAGAACATATTTACATCATATTTAATTAATGATGTAAATGTTATTTGTACACTATATGCTTCGGGGTATATGTCGTCGCCAAACAGGCTTTTTGTTCCTATATGATCTACTATGTAATTTGAAACGTAACATAAAGGAAAATTTGCTTTTCCGGGTATTATGATATCATATATTTTAGTAGGGTCAACTGCTAAAAGATTTTGTCTATATGGCATGTTGTTTAAACCAAATAATTTAACAAATTTCATGTTCTTTGCCGTTTCATAACTATCGATATTATTATAAAGGGGAAATTTAATTGTTATAACTGGGCTACCTGAAGAAGAAAAATCATAAAATTGAGGTGCCTGTATATACGCACCAGGACTTAATAATGCTGGTAAGTTTGAAAATTTCTTTAAATTACCTCTAGTATTATTCATATCCAAAGAGAATAGCCCCCCTTCAAATTGGAGGTATTCATTACCTTCAGAGAAATTGTTGTTTATTGATAAAAACTCATCATCCATGTAAGGAAAAATAAATTTTTTACCTGTAGATTTCAAAGTGTATAAATTTTTGTATAATTCACGCAATTTTTCTGATTGCCATTTATGATCGTCAGGTGCAGATGCTTTAGTAGCTGCACCTATTTTGTCAAAAATATTTTTTGTTGAATTTACAACTTTATTTACTATATCACTAGATGTTTTACCTTCTAGAAATGTTGAGACCCATTCTGGAGATGCAACATCTGTTAATCCTTTAGCATTTGGTATTACACTTTCAATAGCACTACCTAAAATTTTTTTATTTTCAGAAAATAAATATGATGATATTGCAAAGGATGACTTTAAATTTTGAACAAGAGGCGAAGTTTCAATATTATATTCTGTTGCAATTAATTTAGGTATATTATTGATAATAATATTTTTATTTTCAGACAGAGTCCATATATAATTTTTTAATATATTAAATTCTTCAATTATTTGTTGTTTTGTTACAGCTTCAATTGTTGGTCTTTTTTTTGTATTAATTTGTGCTATAGCTGCATTCCCAGGAGATCTGCTGTTTATTGATTCAGATTTTATTCTTTCTATATTTTGATCTGCCATATTATTTGTCTCCTAATAAATAAGTTGCTACTTCTGATGCTTTGAGATAATTTTTACGGCTTTCAGAAATATTTTGTTTAATTTTCACATCATTATCAATTACGCGGTTGTTATTTGAATTAGCATTTACTGTAACTTTAGTATCTTTTTCTGCTATTTGTTTTAATATATTTGTTTGATCGGCTAATATTTTATTTTGGTCCATCATTAATTGAATTTCTGCATAAGACATTTTTGAATCCTTTTCAGGATTACCGGGCTTTGATTCTAAAGTAGTTGTTGGTGGTATTGACCTAGGCAATGGCAATTCACTATTAGTTTTTTTTATAGTTTCAATTGCTGCATCTCTGTCTTTTTCCAACTTTTCAATGTCACTTTGATATTTTTTCTTAGCTTCCAAACTGTTGCGACCGGAAACACTTTTCATAGCCTGTTTAGATTCTTCTATTTTTTTATTATAGCTATCTTCTATTTGTTTTATTGGATTGGGCAATGTTTTTACTTGTGGTGTTTCATCTGTAAATCCAAAAAAATCTTTTATTTTTTTAATAGCATCTTTGGATAGATTAATCAGGCCTTGCATTTTTTTACTAAAATACTCTGCAACCGTCTTATATATATCAGACATGCCATCTTTTATCCAATTGCCAAAACCTTTTTCTGCATTCAACTTAAATTGTTTATTATCTTCTTCATTATCAGTAAGATCTCTTAATCCTGATAAAATTCCTAGCCCTAAACTAATAAACGGGCCGTAGCCGGGAATCGCTAAAACAGCAATACTTGCGAGATCTAGCAACATACCCCAATAATCACCCTTTTTATATCTATCATATGCAAAATAAAGTGTGAGTAATGATCCTAATATTGGTATTTTGGATAATCCTTTAGCGACAGCTTTAATACCTGTCCCGGCAAATCCTAATAATTTAGATAAAATACCACCCTTAGTTCCAACCTTTAACAAACTAGATGCGCCTTCTGTTGCTGCAACTGCTGTTTTCTCACCCGTTTTTGCAAACGGTATTTTTATGTTTTCAAAAATAGATGGAATTTTTTCTTTTAAAAATTTAAACGGCCATTGAATAATAGATGTAGTTTTAGCTAAAATTAACTCACTTAGTTCACCGAAAGTTTTGCCACCTAGAGTTTTTAGTTTAGCTACTAAATCTAGGGTACCTTGCCATGGTGATATTTCATCAGATAAAAAATGTGAAAGGAATGCTATAACCGGGCTAGCTGCAATTAGCATTGTACCCAATCCTTGCATAATTCTAAATAAATCACCTATAAGTGGTATTTTTTTTAAAAAATCTGTTAAAAAATTTGATTTTTCTTTTGTTTTATCGCCAATTGGCGTTTTCGAGATTACTGGTTCTCTTTCATATTCTTTAAAACTACTACTTCTTTCAGTATCTTTTCTTTCTTCTATTCTATTCAATTCAGCTCTTAAGAGAATGTTACTAATTTTATCCAAAGCAATAGGTAAAGATGAAATTTTTAATACTTTATCAAAAATATTTGCTATGTTTTCATATGATTCAGTATTTTTTTTATCAATGCTTTCTGTGGAAGATACTGCTTGCGTATTAGTGGAATTGGGTAGTAATTGGAGTTTATTTTTATTTTTGTCTGCACCATATAAAATATTTTTAAAAATATTTGCAATTGCTTGGAATCGTTTTCTTTCCCAAGGCATTAAAAGAGGATTGCCTGTCTCTGGTTTAACTGCAACTTCCATTACAGTATCTGATATATCAGATACTGTTTTAGTTAAATTGTTAAATGCATCTGTTAAATTAGCAAGATGTGCCGAAATATCATAGAGGGACTTCGAAGCATTTGCTGTGGTGCCTGCGGCACTAGCAGTTATCCTATTATATTCGAGAATTTTATCTCTAAATGAATTATTTGATTTATTTAGAGATTTTAATTCTGATAATATATCTTGTGTAGGATCAGATTTTGCCATTATAATTATTTAATGGCAAAATCTTCAAACAAAGAGTCTAGCGTCTAACGTAATTTTTTTGCTACCTACGGTCAAATATTCATCTTCGGGGTTTTTGAATTTTTCTGTGATTAGATCATTTAATTTAGTAATTATAGACGCGGGTATTTGTTCAACAACTTTGATTCTATCTTCAATTGAAAGAGTAATTAATTCTTGTTTTAATTCACCGACTTGTATAGATTTTATGTATTTTAAAATTTCGAATACATACATTTCTCCTATAACATTTGTAATATCAATATTATTTGTTTTTTTAATTTTTGATAGTTGTAATTTTGTTATAATTTGATCTTCATGTAAAGAAGGTGCCTGTGCTGTTATTTTTAATAAACCTTCTTCAATATAAAATTCATTAAATGTTTCTTTGTCAAAAGAAATGTGTCTGTCATTAAAAATGCTAGTATCTATAGTTTGTTCATCAATTTCTAAAGCATGTGTCGTAAATTTATTTCTAAAAGCCATGGCTATCGTGGGTCTATCGTGCAGTAGATAATTATTTTTTTCTAAACTATTTTGTTCAATAATATTATTAAAAATAGCATTAAATTCCAATATATTAAAAATTTCAGATGAAATACCAGCTTTTAATATATCTTTTTGTTGTTGTAACGATAATGGCTTAAAAGCAACTAGTCGATTTAATGAGGGGATTAATATTTTAATGTTGTCTTCGTTGTTAATTTCATTTAATTTATGAAGAATATCATTAATACCCATAAAATTATATATGCTTATAATGCCAAATTTCCACCTGATTTCTTTTGTGACTCTTCTTGTTTCTTTATTTCTTTGTTTTGTAAGGCAACATACATTCTTGATTCATTAAATGTCATAGACATAAAATGTTCATATGATATGTTTAATTTTGTTATTAAACTAAATTGCAAATCATAAAAATTTGTTAAACTATCATTATATATAGATTTCAAAAATTCAATAAATGTTGTATTAAATGGATTTAGTTTGAAATTTTTGAAAGAATCAATATTTAATATTGAAAAAATATTTTTTTGATCAAAAAAATCAGATGTATCTGTAATAAATTTTTTAATATCAGAATATACATGTGCCGGCAATGCACTGTAAATTAATTTTTTTTCTGATTCATTTACAATATTTAAATTTAAATCACCAACAGTAGTAATGCATTGAAACAATATGTCTTCATTTTCATTAAAAATAAAATTTCTAGGCATATCTATGATGATAGGAATTCCACAAAATTCTATTTCTGTAGATTTTAATTCTAAATTTTGAATATTTTTACAGATATCAGACAAATTATATTTTATGTGTGTATTGTCAATAAAAAATTCTATGATATTACCTATAGAAATAGATCGCATTTCAACTAAAATACAAAATTTGTCTACATTACTCAATTCATTAATATCTGCATCTGTATTTTCTTTAATTACTTTATCCAGAAAGTGATTTAAATCAGATATATCATTATTTTGAATAAATTTTAAAATATCTAGATAATAGAAATTGTTAATTTCATTGACTCTAATATTTTTTTTACAACCCGGTAGATATAAGGTTGTATAAAAATTTGATTTGATCATTATATTAATTTATAATGATAATAATTATAAATCCATGATACGTTTTTTGCAACTATGTTTTCTTGGTCATATTGCAATGTACTACCCTCACATGAGTATGGCACGCAATCTATAAAATTATGTATTTTTCTAACAGGTTTGGTAGGACCTTTAGTATATTGAACAATTTGTATATCACACTTAATTGAGGTTCTCCCGGGAGCGGCACATGTGCCCATGTAGCCAGCAGCAATTATCCATGGTCTAATTAGGCCGTCCATAAAATCTAAATTTGTTTCTAATAGTTTTATGGAAAGTTCTCTTTTGTTTCCAGAAGCCCTGTTTTTGACTAAATTACCTTGTAAAAAACCATTGTCTCCTTGCATCGATGCCATTTCCAAATCTAGAGATTCACCGGGTATTTCAACACCTTGTGCAAAATACAATCCCAACCCTTCTTCCAATGCATTACCACGTGTACCCAGAAACTTTTCAAAATGTGAATATTTTGTTACATCACCTAACAGTGAATGATCTACAGTAGTATGTCTAAGAACGGAGCTAAAAAAATCTATTAAACTAGCTTTGGGTGCAATTCTAACTACCCATTGAGTCTGTAAAGGAACATCTAATTCCCAAACAGATATATTACTAAGAAAATGTTCTCTGGGTGAGTTAATGTTTTCTGCCATTTATATTAGTTATGTCAAGAAAGCATTAATATTTGGGAATGCATTGGTGATATTATTTAAAGCGAACTGGCCTGGTCTCTTTTCTTCGAAGAAATGGTAAGCAAACGTTACATCAAATGTTTTAACACTGCCAGTGCCTTCTGCAATTTCATAAGCAATTTCACCTACATTGCGAATAGATGCGCCGAATAATGTATATTGCATGACGGGTTCCAGTTTTTTATCTAATTGTAACAATTCAATATAGCTATCACGTCCCGGTGTATTATACGTACCAGTGCTAGTTGCATCATTAAACACAGCACGGGATTCAGACATGAGTCTTTCTCTCAAGAGTGAATTGGCATCACAATAAAAAGTCAAAGTAAATGCTTCAGAATTGGGATATGTTGCAATCGTGGGAATGTTAAAATTCATCCCCATGTACTTGACAGCTTCATTTTCAATATTTCTGCCAGGAAGAGTAGCTGTTTTTACATATACTAACTCTTCTTCACCTAGAAACATGGTACCTGTGCGGATCATCATTACGCGAAATAAGTAATCACGCGCGAAATCTGCAACAGCTGCTCTGTCGTAAAACCCTCTGATTGTTTGTATTGTGTCTGCCATATACTTATTTATGGGTTAACTATATTAGAGACGTGGACCACTGATTAATTCACTGAAATTAGCTCCAGTTCTAGTAGCAATAAAGTTCACTAAAATGAATTCAGATGCTCGAACAGGCTTGATGTATATATCAACTACCAATTCGTTACTATCGATTGAATCAGGAGTGTTGTTTCTTTTATCGCTTACAATCATATAATCAGCTACTCCCTGGGTTGATTTAGCAAAATTGAAGATCGGATTCAGCGTATTCACTAAACGTGTTCTCGTAAATGTTGTATTAGGTTCAAATACGAAGTATTTGACTGTCTTCTTTGTAGCTTTTTCGAGATATAAGAATAATCTTCTTACATTAATGCGGTCAAAAGCACTGGGTTGACGCTGCATTGTCTTTTGACCGAAGATCGTAATACCATCTCCGGGGAAGAATGCTACGGGATTTACTGAAATTTTATATAATTGATCTCTTTCTTTTTGTTTAGGTGCTATGGCTAATTCGAGAACATTGCGTACTTTACCGCGTGTGAATCCGGCTGGAGCATACCATGGATAGTAATTAGCATCAGTATTAACAAAGCTTGTAGCTGCAAATGGTGAAAAAGGCACCCAAATGTTTAATCCTGCTACCGGATCATATACCTTGGCCCAGTTGCCATAAGAGCATGAATAATTTGTATTAGCTAGTCCGAAAAGATTCTTTAATGCAGTGTAAATGTCACGTGAGAATGAATTACTTGCATTAGGTAACACTTTACTATTTTCACCTTTAACAAATATTTGTCTTAAAGGATCAGCAATAAACATGCAATCTTTTCTAGCTGAGGAACAGAATGTATCAAATCGTGAGAAAATGGTATGATAGAGTCCTCTTAGATCCTGACTACCATCAGAAGGTTCGAAATATTCACCGGTTGTTTTTAAATTAGTTAATCCGGTGGCAAAATTATCAGATACTACGGTATCATCAAAGTAAGTGACCTTATTTGCACAGCATGTTGTATAGATTGTACCAAGTCCGCCTTCGACGACAAGATCTAAATCAAATAATTCGTCATTTTCAACTTTATATAACGCATTTTCAATCTTATTCGGTAAATTTCCTATATCTTTTGTTTTGATATTTAAATTTGTATATGGACCAGTTGGATACAATGCATCACTATATCCTAGTTTTGCTGATAATGATACGAAATCATGATAGTAACCACCGAATCTATATCCGGATGTATTATCTGCCTCTAGAGCCTTTAATGTTGATCTTGTATAAAGCCTTACCTTCTTGCGTGGAATTCCAACTTCATTCAACCATGTATCACCGCCTCTATTTGTGATATTATCATTAACAATGATTTTAATAGCTCTGCTTTCTTTTTGAGGTGCTGAAATGAAATAAGATACTGCTTCACCGCCATTTACATCTTGTATTTTACGATTAAAATCAAGTGATCCTATATGATTGCGTTCTAGAACATAATCCATCTTAATAGCATCTGGCGTATAAATGGATCTTCTCAATTTATAAACACTGATTGATAATGTATCGTCAAATTTTTCTGTGGTTGAATCAGGGAAATTATAAAAAGTACGCTCGAGATTATATGAAATGTTCGAATCATCGCGTACAACACCGGTGTCTGAACCACCAGATAATGAGAAATTTAATCTTTCTGCGGGGATTTGAGTAAATCCGTCACCAAATAATCCTGTTGGGGGTGCTGCTTGAGTTACTGTATATGCATTTAAAATGCTGTCATGATCAGTTGTTGGTTCTGCGTTTGTATTATCAGTAATCGCAGCATAGAATCCTTCTGCTTGTGCTTCTGTTACAGTCTGTCCTTTATTAAGAATAATCAAGCCAGCTTTTCCAAAATCAGCTACTGAATTAATATCACTTAAAACAGCTGACGTTGTGGACCAATTAAACGCTGTCCCTTCAATTACTGCATTATATTGATCTAAAGATAATTCAAAGAATTTTGGCGCGCCTAAAACGTAAGTTCCCGCAGATACAGCTATATTGTCAGTCACGGAAATTTGGTTGCCGGATAAAAACGAAGCCATAACTGTCTCTTGTGCTTCTATTATGGTTGATGGATTTGACGCATATCCCATTATTATGAACAAATCATTATACTTTGCATCATTCAATACTGCTAGATCTTTATTGTATAAAGATATACCTTGACTTGTTAATGTGCTGATTTGAGCATCATTCCATTCAACCGAAATACCACCCAAAAAAGATAAATCCAACCCACTGTCCGCAAAATCAAATGCACTGGATGGGACAGATTTTGTAGCACGCCATACTGTTGAACTCTTATCTTCTTCTAATGTCACAAGAGGATACACTAATGCACCATAAGATGAACCATATCCATAACCAGCACCAGGGCCATATGGCAATCTATTTACATATAAATTGGCATTAGAATCTGTTACAATTTGTTTTGCAGAATGATAAAAATATCTTTCAGCTGGTGTAACTGGTGTGCCATAAATTTGTTCTAATTCTTGTACTGAAGTAATTTGCAATACTTCATCGGTTGGCCCGCGTTGGGCAAACCCCGCTAAAAATACGTTTGTTCCTACTGGTTGGAAGGCGACTTGTGATGCATCAATTTCGCGAATTTCCACGCCAGGTGACTGAATAGTTCTCATATAGGACTTATTTATACTTTTTTTGAGTCCTTTTTTATACTAAAGCACAATATAGTTCTGAGAATGCAAGTGTAAAAGAAGATTCTATTTCATTGGATTGTCGATATGTGTAACTAATACCATCTAATGTTGTAGGAAATGCATTTTTATACATCCATTTAATGACGTCATTATTAAATTCATCTTTACCTACAATAGTGATATCGGTACTATATTCTGCAATAGTACCTTCTAATCCAGTAATATCATTACATCTTAAAGAAGTTGCATATGTTCCTTCTTGAGCTTCTCTCAAAGCATTGAGCCATGTGTAAATTACCCAATAATTATTAAACATATTATCAACCGTGAAGCTAACCTTCAGTGGATCATACTTAGGATGTGTATGTGATGTGATACTAAACGGCGATCCACTATAGTTTAAATCAACAGAAGGTACATTAATGGCAGGTACTATAGCACCATATACAGAAAATGCCATTGTATCTAACGATATGGATGTATTTTTGCGTTCAAATCTCTTATTAATGTTTCTTAATATAGGAGGTATATCAAAAAACATTTGAAACTTATCTCCTAATGCTTTGTTTAGGATTGCCTGATCATTAGAAGTTGTGTGATTGCCTATCATTTTTTATTCAATTGGTTGTGTTTCTGGTTTTACCCAATTCTTCGGCATTAAAAAATTAGCTCTGCTGAATTCTAGTCGATCAATAAACTTTACACCATTTTGATCTTGATCAAATGCAACATAACCTTCGGGATTTGTCACCTTAATATCACCATTAGGCATTATCAAGAATGTTCCCATCATAGCACCTTGCATGATTGAATTATATTTTTGTATAAAAATATCCTTAATTTGCTTCACATCTCTAATATAGTTAAATAGGTGTAAAATAGTATCAGCGTGCCGTTCTAGAAGTTTAGTCATTTCATTTTTAGCTGCTATTTTAGATTCTTTTCTTTTAGCTTTTTCTATTTCTTTGTCTAGTCGGGCGCCAACCCATTGTATGAATTCATTCAATGAATAACGAAGATCATTTAAAAATTCACCTTCTTTAATTTTCGTGTTTAAAAATATGTTTATTAAGTCGGCGACCTTCCCATTTATGAAAGAGAAATTTATTAAATTGATATGAGTTTCAGCATTTTGTAGTGTTCTTCTCACAAAGTTTGTTTCTTCTTCAGTTAAACTAATAGTACCGGCTTTATTTTCAAATAATGCATCTATGATATATGCTGTTTTAGATTTTAAATGTTCTGCAGAGATGCCAAATTTTTTATTAACAAATCGTTGTTTGCCTTCTTCATCTACAGAAGGATCATATTTTGTATGGAAGGCAATACCTATTTGATATTTCTTAATATCTTTAGCCTCTTTTGAATCTTCGGGGAATGTATACAAAATAGTATTTGGTCTAAACCCCAAATAATTTTTACCACCTATAACGTATTTTTGCACTAATCCGGGCCAAAACAATAAATCACCTTGATACACGCCGTCAAAATTTACGCTTTTCAATGCATTAAAAGCATATATTAATTTCTCAATCAGTCCGGGAGCTTCGCCATGATTCTTTTTAATATCTACTACACTATAAGATAGTAATGGTTCATTGTTAAATGCACTTTTAGTAGATATAAAAAATTTACCGTAAGAGTCTCTACCGCATATAACTGCAGGTGCGCCATCAATCTTAACAGTCATGTTAATCTTTCTATCAGTATTACTTTTTAACATATCCAGTAAAACTGAAATATATTGCAAAGTTTTAATAGCACCTTCTTTTCCCTTTTTAAGAATTAATTCATCTAAATGTGTGAGATGCTTATTAGTAGCATCTGCATTTTCCATTAAAATAAAATAATCCTTAAAGCTCTTCATGCTTCTATTTATCATTGTAGAGGTTTCCAACCAGACTGCAATAAATCATTTAAATCATCATCAAACCCAAAATGACTCCCAACAAAAGTAGGAATAACATTATATTGACTAGAATCTTTTTCATTCATATAAAAAGCACCTGGATTCTTAAATGAACCTACACCCCAATCATATGGACGAATAACCGCTGGTTTATTATTCTCATCCATAGTAATGACTTCAAAATATTTTGTGACAAGTTTTTCATGTAATATTAATAATGCCCAACCTAAAGACATAACGCGGTCATCATGTTTATCATTCTTAGCTTTCCATGTCCCATTCGGCATCCTTACGAAGTCCCTTAGTTCTTCTACTGTATGTACATCATTTATTCTAACAGCATCTAATGTATTAATCCAATATCTTTGATTGATAACATTATCATATTTTGTATTAGTATGACAAACGACGCCCAATGGAATAACGCTTCGATTCAATTCTTTATAACCATGAGAAATAATATTCTCATACTGATAATCTTTTCTTAAATTATCAACTACTTGAGCACCGCACTTGTCTCTCTCTATAAGTAGCAATGGTGATCCCCATTGCAATAGTATTTCATGCAATTTACTAGTAAATTCAATAGGAGTAATAGTATTACATGAATATACAGCAACCTGATTAATGGCATGCAAATCAGTTAGATCTAAAATTTGCACAACAGTATTGTCCTTGCCTACACCTTCTGCAACATCAACACCAGCTACATATAGCCTACCTTCTTTTGGAAGATCCCAAATCTTATAAGAACCATCCATGTAAACATATTCAGGTGATGATGCTTTTGTTCTTAGTGTATCAAAAGTAGCTGCATTGATTGATGCTTCGCCTACTTCATCAAATATACATTCAAATTCTCTTAAAAAGTCTTCTGGAGAAGCCATAGAACCCATTGTTTCTTTCTTCCACTTTTCATCTCTTCCGGGAACGTCATACCAAGGTACTTTCATTTGCACCCAACTATTTTCATTCTTTACAGAACCGTCATATAATTTAAAAAACAAACCAGAGGTATCTCTAGGTGTTGAAGCCATAATAATTTTAGACTTCTTTGAATTTGAAATGATAGGATACACAGAAGCCCAAAAACTTTCTAGCAAGTGAGGTTCAATCCAGTCCGCTT